ACTTAATGCAGCATGTACACCACCACTAGTTACAGCATTTTCACTTCCCTCAATTGGAGAATTATCAAATTCAATTTGCTTTATTCCATTACCAAATAATTCCCAGTTTCCATTTTTATAATAATATTCATTATAATGATTATTACCCGCGCCTTCTTTAATTGGCACCAAATATAATCTATTAGGAACCGGATTTGATACGGTTGGCAATCCAGTTACAGAACTGTATTCACTACTTGAACAGATATGATAATCTGCCGCGCCCCCAGAAGTTTTAGAACGGGCCATTCCGATTGTAAATAAATCCATATATAATTATCCCTCCTTTTATCATATCCATTCAATCCATTGATTTTGAGAATTTAACAAAAATATATTTCCAGATCCTATAGACAACGCACGACTTCCAATTCCGCACGGGCGACAGGAGATAATATCTTGACCCTGTTGAATTCCAGCGGCTACACTAGTTGGAAGACTGGCAACATCAGAATCTGAATCCATCAAAAAAGTCATCTGTCTGCGAGATCCAACTGGAGCAGACTCGTCAATCCAATAAGCCATTGCTATTCCTCCTTAAAATGTTAATATATCCGTATAAAATACATTTTTATTATCTTTTGTAAACTGCATTTTACTTGGATCATTGATAAATACCCATTTCGAATTCTCCATAGTAAGTTCTTGAAAACCCGCTTTTCTAAGATACTCGGCAGTTTCTTTATCAGATGTTTTTATAAAGTAATTTTTCTTTTCCATAAAATCATTCCTAATTATTAAACATTATCATCTGTGACGTTCCTTGTTCTTTCCGCACTCCCAGATATTTCATCATCTGATTGTCTTGGCCTTCCAACATCATTATTATTCGAAGATTTTTGATAACTTGACTGGAGAGGTTCCATCATAGATTTAAGTCCAATGGCAGATTCAAATAAAATAGTTGAATAAGCCTAGTATGGTGTCATATTCATTGCAGTCAAATACTGCATTGCAGAACCTCCAAGCGTTCCAGAAGTTTTTAATTTTTCAAGATATTCATCCTCGTTATAATGTGTTTGATGATGAATAGTGAAGATAGTACCATCTGCGATATTCTTATCTATATAATATTGATAATTCTTTTCAAGACGGGAGAGTAAAAGCGCAACATAACTGAAATCATTGATGAGCGAATACTTAATGCTTAATGCACTTTGCCCATCTCCGGAAGATACTATAGTTTGACTTGCACCTGATTGAGCAAAGATATTATTAATATTCTCTTGAATAATACTCTCATCATTCGTAGAATTTGCCCGATTAAATGTTTGGAGATCAGCAGTCATTCCAGGCAAAAGCCCAACTCCAGCCAATCTTGGCATAATATCAGCAATAGCGTCTTTATAAGCCTATGCTAGGTCTAAGCTGACCTTAAAATCGTCTACTGTATTCTCATCGAATGTGTCAATGCGAAGGAGCAAAAGATAGAAGTTGTCTAATTCAGTTCTATCTGCAACAATTTCTTCCGCAGAAAGCATATTCAAAATAGATGGGAATAATCCTGTAAAGAATGGAAGTGGATTATCAAACTCATCTTGAAGCCCTCCGAGTAAAACCAATGTTTTCGACGGGTCCAACATAAACCATCTCGCATCTCTATTTGATTGATATTCCTTCCAACCATTAATAAAATCTTCTGCCCAGCATCCTGTTGTGTCGCCATTAATGCCCTCTACAAATATTCTATTTTGCCCAACAGCAAAATATGTTGCATCGAAAAAAACTACCCATTGACCAGCTTCATTCTTTCCACGAATTTTAAAATATTCTACAGGCAACATATGAAAAAATGTTCCCTCATCTGAAGCATATGCATAACCACAGAACACGCCATCTCTAATAGCAAGAGCAACTGCTGTTGCAAATTCTTCTTTGAAATTTGTTTTATGTGCAGCAAGCAATACAGTTTCGTAATCTCTCATCATTTTCTACACATTGATTTCTTTTGTAAAACTTGGTGCTTCGACAATACAATAATTATATTTTGGCATTGTTGCATAATAAAAAATAATTTTGCGATATATAGCCGAAACTCTATATAGAAAACGAGATACGCCGATTATTTGGCTCCTATATGAATAAGGATTCTACAGATAAGTAGAAACAAGACTTTTTGTATATTGCATCGCAGTTTGTGTCCTGCCTCTCGACACATCCTGCAAAATCAGTTCTTTAAGTTTTTCTGTTTTTTTAAAATCTAATGCTGTCGGTCTATTCACAACTTCTTGTTCCTAATCTTTTTTCTTTGAAACAAGCTGTTGTGACATAAGACCTTCGCGATTATCAGTAAGCGCCTCCTGCGCTTTGTTTGATTTTCTGGGCATGAAGCGCCTCCTTTCTTTAGTTGTTATATATTGATGAACGACGAGGTGGAGTGATGGAGATGTAGCGAAGAAGATCGGTCGAAGACTGCTTGGGTTTTAACTTTAATTCCAATTGACACGCACACCAATAATTATAAGCAATAGAAGAATATCTATCCTTACGCATACCAGATTGCTCCTTTACCTTAATATTACCATTCTTCACCTCGTGGTCCAATTTGATCAACTCATATTCCGCCATAGTTGTTTGTAAATACGGCATTTTAATATATGCCTGGTCTGATGGGGAAAGTTTAGAATAGGTTTTATATGATTTTATCAATTCCTCTTCACATTCTTGTTCTGAAATAAGAAAGCTAATTCTACCATTCTATATTCCATTTCTAAGCAACACACATATTTCGTTATTAAAAGTTGCACCAGCTTTTACTGACCAAACAACTTTATTTGCATCTTTAACTTTACATCTAATAGCCATGTCTTCATCATTAATGCACGTTAACGCTTTATATGTTTTTCCAGTCGAAGAATCATATTGATCCTTACAAATAAAATCGAAAATTCCAATTCCTAGTCCACCTGTATCAACCACTAAGTCAGTACATTTATATTCATAGAAATAACGCATAACAATAATACCTAATTCATCAGTGGTCAACCCTTCAAATGTTTCTCCATAAACTACATTTGAATGATAACTTACATCATCCTACTGAATTGCACTATTAATATATAATGCGGCTGCGTCATTTTTCTTTTTCTTTGTAGATCCCATAAGGGCTACATCTACCGATAAAATACGTTTCTCCGTTGGCTATACAACAGGAAGTTTAATTTTATCATTGTAAAATTTTAATGGTAACAATGCATTTTTTATTTTTCTTCGTTTATTAATTTCTTCAAATTTAAATAGATTATCTCCATCATCACCTATCCATAAGCATTCCATTTCCATCATAAAAGCAAGTTCATTGAAATCAGACTCGGATTTTTCATCGATTACTTGCTCTCTGGATAATAAGCCTTCTTTGATCGATAGCTGATATGGTAGTCCACAAACAAAATACTTCTTTGTATCATCAAAGAAATTAACAACATAAGCTTGAAGCTTTTTCCAAGCCCAGGAACTTTTAAAATATGCACTAGACATATAAATTTCTTTATTACGTTCCTATAAATGTGCATATTCAGGTTTATTTAAATAACCAGGTTGCCTTGGGCTAGTTAAGAATTTTCTAATAACAAGGTTAAGAATTGTCTCATCAACCATACGGAATTCATCAACTCATTTTGTTACCTTAGAAGCTTTTTATCTTCTAATTCTTGAAGTTTCCTACAAGATCAGCATATATTTTCACCTTAATCAGATGCTGGACGCTCTTGGGAAAATTATCTCATTTCCTATGCGTTACAATATACAACAATGTATTATCTCGGTATTGCCATGCATATGTTTAGGTTTTACCGATTTCGCCCAGTTTCAATTATATATTGCTATATAATCAAGCAATTAATTTACTATGATGTTCGCTCTAGCACCACGAGCATTATCCGTACTTGTCCTACTTGTAATCCATGATCCATTCTTAAACATTATTATTGCGTCATTCTATCCTATATTACACTTTTCTATCTCCGTACATAAAATAGGAGACATCTTCATTAATTCATCCTATATCTTTAATAAAACTCCGTTCGCCTATTTAAGCGTTCCAGAACATACAACAATTTTACTTCCTGGATATAGAATACATCTTACAACACAGAAGAGAGCAGTAAGCCAACTCTTAGACATACCTCTTGCAGCAATGAACATAAAATAATTATAATGCATCATTGCCCATATAAGAATTTTCTAAAACAGCTTCAAATGTATTCCAAGGAATTCTTCCACGAAACGTTCTGGATTATTTCTGTAATATGCAGCCCGCCAAGCGACAGTCTACATAATCTTCTGTTCTTTATCCTGAGCAATTTCTTGAACAGATTTTTTCCTTTCGCTCATTACAATTCCTTTTCAGAAGATCCAAATATCTGATCAAATAATGTCTCAGAATCTGCATCCTCATTATACTGAGGTTTGTCCACAGTATATTTCTTTATAAACTTTTCATAAGTTTGAGAAAATGCATTCTTCAAACCCATCATACGAGCCATATGACCTTTGAAAAATACATCCAAGTAAAGCCCTATTTTATTAACAGATTTGAATTCCTCATCTGGCTCAGGAACAGGTTTTTCATTTTCCCATTTTTGAATTAATTGACCGAAAGTCTTTGCCTCGGTAAGAGCATTAGAATTATTTTGATTTGGCTTAAGAGACATACTTCCCATAAGATCCTGAAGAGTTTTATCTAACTCTTTTGTATCTTTGTTATTTTTCTGAGCCTTATCAATCTCAAGTTCTTTAAAACAAATTCTCTTGAAAAGAATTTCCTGGGCTTTATTTTCACAAGCATAACGTTTTATCCAATCTTGATATTCATTCTCTAGGAATATTAAGTCCTGTGGAGCATACCCTTTACCAAAACGTTTTTTAGCCTGTTTATATATCCGAGAATTCTCATTAACATCATCATCGGATTCTAAATCATAATATTCTTCTTCAAACTCAGAATTCTCCCA